TGCGCCCTTTACGTATGGGTTCTCATCGTTGTTCATGGCTTCCTCAATATCGTGAATGACAGCTGCTCGTGGATCCACCGCAGGTGAGCCGAGAATATCTGGCGCGGCATTTGCAGGACTGCGGCCTTCGCCTTCTGCGGGCGTGGGTCGCAGTATTGTAGCTCTAAGACGCGTACAGACTTCGGATTGAGACGGCTGATTTCCTCAGCCACGCGTTTTATGTCGTAAGGTACTTGCTCAGCGTGGTCGGTGTGATAGCGCGCCCATTCTGCGAGTAGCTTCTTGATGGGCGCTGGGTCGTTCTTCTGCGCCGTCATGGATGCTCCATTTCATCCTTCTTCTCCGCGATCTCTCGCGCGCCTTGGTCGAATACCACGGCAAGCCAGATAGCAGCTGCAAAGCCGGCAAAGAAGCTCAGGATAAAGAGGGCGGCGAAGGGGAAGTCAGATTCGATCATGGCTCGTCTCCTTCAGTGCGCGCAGCTTGGCGCGGTACATGTCAAATCGTGCAACCAGCATGAAGCGTCCTTTTGGCTGTCAAGTAGGCTTCATGAGCCTCTTCTTCAGTAACGAATACACCGAGATAGACCTGCTTGCCCTGATCGGATATCACGGCGCGCCAAGGCTTCGCTCGACCGGGCTTGTTCTTGTACACACCAAGCATGTTTGATGATTTCTTGTTGCCAAGCGCGGACCGTATGTTTTGCTGGTTCACTTGGCGCGGCACATCACGAAGGTTGGATAGCCGATCGTCAGTGCGGTCTCCGTTGATATGATCGATTTCTCCGACGGGCCAAGCCCCGGTCGCAAGCAGCCATGAAACCCTGTACCGCATATATAGATTCCCATTGATCCTGACCACGATCCTTCCGTCCGGCCGCGCACATCCTGCTTTCTCTCCAGCGCGATGCATGACAACGGAGTTTTTAAAGCCTCCTCTAGCTTCTTTTTTCCAAAAAAGCTCGCCACTTTCAGCCTGGTAATCAAGCTGCTCGGCTACTTCGTCGAACGTAAGCATTGCGCCTCCTTCAGTCGGTTGAGATAGTCGGCCTTGATAGCCTTGAGCACTTCGATCGTCCACTTACGCGGCGTCTTATCGGCCTCCAGCGCCTCGACAGCTGGCAAGCCAATGCGTTCGATCAAGCCGACACGGAAATTCAGCTGATTGCCGCTCAGATGTGTGTTGCATGGGGCGCACTGCTTCGCCAGATTCGTCTCGCTCAGAGCCAGATGCGGATGCGATCCGCGAGCCAAGTAATGGCCGGCGTGATACTGCCCTTTATGGTGTCTACCGCATGAAATGCATGGCATGTCAGCGTCGCGAACCTCCCTGATCCAGCGATTGAGAGCAGCCTGTGCCTCCTTTAGCCAGGCCGAGCGGGTTTTCATCGCTGCCTTGCGTTCGCGCGTCTCCTCGCGCTCCTGCTTCTGGCTGTCCTTGGCTCCCTGCACCGCGGCGCAGGCCGGCGAGCACACCCGCTGCCCCATGCGCTGCGGCCTGAATGTCTCCGCACAGACGCTGCATTTCCTCTGCTTGAACGTAGGCGTCGACTTGAGTATCGGCCCACGCTGGCCGAGCGGAGCCTTGCGCTTGAGAGGCGAGCGGGTGAGGGTCATGGCTGCGCACCCTTGCAGCCCATGTGCGTCTTGCCGTCAGCGGCGATGCGCGGGGTCAAAGCTTGAATGCTGGAGGTCGCCAAATATTGGCAGCCCGTCGCACGGTCCTCGTAAAGCCAAGGGTCCATCGGTTGCGGCTTTTCTTCGCCTCCCGGACGAGCGCCAGTGGTGGGGCCGCAGCCAGCCAACAGCGCAGCCAGGATCAGGATTCGTTTCATGGACGCTCCTTGACGAGCATGATCGCGCTTCCGACCAAAAACACCGCTGCGGCGAGGAAGTTGATCCCATTCGCTGCGCATGGCGCAATGTAGATCGTCGCCATTAACATGCAAAATTGCGAGTTCTTCATTCAACTTCCCTTGTCGTTGTTGTTGCCGCCCGGAGGACGGGCGGGGTGGTGTTACCAGTCGCTGCCGCTCGATGACGAGCCACTGTCGTAGCTGCTGCTCGAGCACGAGTGGTCGTGGCTGCTGTGGCTGTGCGACGAGCTGTGGTCGCTGCTCGAGTGGGAATGACTGCTCGAGCTATCGCAGTGGCTGGACGAGTGACGCGGCTCCTCGGCCGGCGCCGACCACATGCTGGACTGGTTGAAAGGATTCAGCGGCGAAAGCGGATTCAGCGGGTCGGCATAGATGTCAGTCGAGGTATTGCTCGAGCTACGCGCGCTGCTCGAAGGGCCACCAGCGACGGCGCGCAGGCCGGCTTGACGCTGTGCGCTGGCAGAAGCCGATGATCGATAGAGCGACGCCCGGTTGATTGCGGTGGCAGCGGCCATCTGGCGCCGGTTCTCGGCCTCGATCTGTTGCTTGAGAAGCCGCACGCGCTCAGCCGATGCGAGTTGTTCACGATATTCGCGCTCACGGCGCTTGGCGAAAATGTCGAATGGCCACATGTCGTTCTCCTAGTTCTGGTGCTGCGGTTAAATGCGCCTTCGCGCGAAATAGTCTCAAGCCCTCATCCGGACGCCCAGCTTCAACATCAGCAAGGCGAATTGCAGGCCGGCGAGGGCTTCGAGTTGGTATTGGTGTTTTGTCATGACGTCAAAATCCTCCATGCTGCTGCTGCCACTCTTGGAACCTGGCCATTGCCAAGGGCTTTAATTCGGTCCACCCGATAGGCCACCCCATCAGCCACTCGATCCAATCCGGATTCAGAAGGCCAGCTTTGGAGCCGTCGGGGGAAACCTGAGTGTTCAAGCGTATTTGCTGTCCCTTGGCCTTCCGCTCTTCTAAACTCTGTTTGCTCCACTTGTTGGCATCCGAGGCGTTCGGGGTCCGCCACATGCGAACAGCGGTCGCCAGGCCGTCGCCACTGGACTTGCTGACGCCCTTCCTGTTGTAATTCCCGCATACCGTCGGCGTAGGCCATAATCCAGATTCGATCACGCAAATGGGGAGCGCCGGTATCGGCCGCAGATATGACACCCCATTCGACATAGAACCCCATCTCGGCCAGGTCTCCGAGAACACGTCCGAGTCCCCGAGAAGTGAGCATTGGACTGTTCTCCACGTAGACGTATCGTGGTCGTACTTCGCGAATGATCCGTTTTTGGTGGCTCCAAAGTCCGCTTCTCTGTCCCGCAATTCCGACGCCAGTTCCTGCTGCACTGATGTCCTGGCAGGGAAATCCGCCAGATACGACATCAACAATTCCGCGCCATGGGCGTCCGTCAAAAGTTGTGACGTCAGACCAAATCGGGAATGGTCGGAGGCATCGATCGTTTTGTCGTTGCGCCAGAACTTGTGCAGCGTAGGCATCACGTTCAACTGCGCACACGGTTCGCCAGCCAAGGAGGTGCCCGCCGAGTATTCCTCCACCAGCGCCTGCGAAAAGAGCCAACTCATTCAATTTTTCTCCTTCGTTTGTTGTCGTTCTGCCCACGCCCTACGCTTTGCCTCGTCCTTCGCCCGGTTGAACAGAGGGCAAGCTTCATTGCTGTCGTCGTGGCGCCGCATTCGCTCGTAGCCGTCGCAGTAGCTGCGGCTGGTATCGAATCGGGAGCACAAGACGCAGGGCAGGGGATCGCGGTTCATGGCTGCTTGGACGTCCTCAGGCTGTAGCGCATGGGCTGGGCGTCGATCCGTTCCAAGTACTGCTGCGAGGCCTCGTCAAACCAGAAGCCGAGCTTTCCTTCCCACTCGCCGTGGCGTTGCTTCTCGCACGCGACGACGCAGGTCGGCTCACCGTTGTCCTGCTCCTTGGCGCGCTTGTTGCGCCAGACGATGAACACGTTGTCGACCAGATCGGTGATCGAGCTGGCGCCGCGGATATCGAACTTGCCGGGGGCTTTGTGCTCGCTCTCACCTTTGCGGACGTGATGCACGAGGTGGACGTGGACACGGTTGGCTTGGGCAAAGCTACACAGGTCGTTCACGAAGTCCTTCTGGCCGTTGTAGTCGTCCTCGCCGCGCACGCACTTCATGAGGCTGTCAACCACGAACTGGGTGATGCCGAAGTTCTTGTGCGCGTAGCGAAGGACGGCCATCAGGCGCTTCCAGTCGATGGCGCCCATGTGGTCGTAGATCCACAGGCGGTTGTCGGTCCAGCGGTGTAGATCGGACATGAACGGGATCGACGGCTGGTCGCCAGCGTAGGCTTGGCGGCACATGCGCTGCATCTGGCGCGGCGCCGTCATCTCGAACGAAGCGTTCATCACGCGCTCGCCCTGGTGGCACAGGTCAAGGCCGACTTGGGACAGGAACATGGACTTGCCGTGGCCGTTCACGCCAGCCCACAGCGACACTTCACCCGGGCGGAATTCGATCTTGTCCTTGGCCTTCTGCCACAGCATGGTGGGGAACTTCGGCAGGTCGGCAGGCGGGTAAAACAGCGCCGTCACTTCGTCGAGGAAAGCGGAAGCAGGGATGATGCGGTGCTGCTCAGGCTCATCCATGTACGCGCTGAAGTCGATGTTGTCAGGGATCAGGTTCATCGTGCGAATACTCGGTTGCAGGTTTCAAGCCAGTCGAGAACATCAAGTTCGTACTCCCACATGCAGACGGGCTTGGAAACGTCTGCTGCGGTTGGAATCAGGTAGACCTTCGCGCCCCATTCGCGGCCCTGGTGCCAGATGGCGAGGTAATCCGGACGGCACAGCGCAATCGCCTTCAGGGTTCGCGCCCAATTCGGTTCGTCACCGATCCAGACGCAGATGTCCAGGCCACGCACCCAACGCCATTCGTAGTCGCGGCCGGGGTCGGCGTACACGGTCTGGTTACTGCTGCGGATTTGGCCGACCAACGAGACCATGACCATCTCGTCAGGCTTAAAGCCGCGCAGGCGGGCTGCCAAAATGGGCTGGGCGTTGGTCGCAATCACACGTAGTCCTTCCCTGCGACCAGCACAGACGCTTTGACGGCATCAGCCTGGGCCAGCAAATCGGCAATGATCGGAGTGAGGTAGGCAGGGGTAATCTGGCGTGGAGCACGCTTCTTCGCGGTCTCCAGCGCCTTGCGGACAATGTCGTCGGTAACGCCTGGGTTGGAATGCCACTCGACCTTGCCGAAGGCATCGGGACCAACGTTGACGCCAGCACCGCGAAGCAGGATGCAAAGTTGTCCAAGCCTTGAGGGAGGCGAAGCCGGCAGGGGCGGGGGAGAATCCTCTCCATTCCCTTCTACTCCTTGATCCTTTCCCTTCCCTTCCTCCGACGACACTTCGAGAGGATTCGCGAGGCTTCGCGAGGACTCGTCGAATGAAGGGATTTTCGACTTGCTCGGCTTGTCAATCTTCTGATGAATCAACCAGTTAGACACTTGCACGTAGGCCGCGCCATCGATCTGGTAACGCACAATGCACCCTTCTCGCTCCAGTTCATCGAGCCAGGCCTCGACGTTCTTCCCGGTGGTGGAAACATGACCATCTTCGCCATCGTCGTATGGGAAAAGAAGGC